CTTTTTGCGGGCGATGCCGTTACTCGCGTTTTGTGGCGAACAGGGCAGGCCGTTGGCGACGTCATCGGCTGGTTTAAAAAGCTGGACCCGGTGACGCAGCAACTCATCATGCTGTTTGGTGGCCTGCTGGTCGCCTGGCGTTTGCTGAATACCGCGTTTCTTTCCTCTCCGATCGGCATTGTCACTTCCCTTGTATTGGCACTCGGCCTGCTCTGGGATGACTATCAGACGTGGAAAGAAGGCGGGAAAAGCCTGATTGACTGGGGGAAATGGAAGCCAGAGATCGACGCAGCCCTTAAGGCGATGAACGAGCTTAAAGCGTCCATTAAAAACATCGGCCTTGAGGTCGCAAAACTCCTCAACATCAATCTGAGCAACTGGACGCTAAAAGGCGACATCGAGAACCTGACGAAGCAATTCGGTGAGTTCGGCAAAATGATGTCGATGATTGGCGATCTTCTTAATGCCTTGAAGGACGGCAACTGGAAGCAGGCATACAGCATCGGCAAGCAATTGATGGCGCAGGGACAGGATCAGCCTGATGCGCTTCCTGAAGTATCAGCTGCTGCAGTCCGACACCGTGAAGCGGCCTTGGGTTTTTATAACGATTTAAACGGCAAGCTTAATTCGTGGCTCCCTGAATGGGCGGGTGGTTCGCCTGCAGAACCAGAGCAGCACGGTCAATCGGTAAAACGGCCACAGGCGACTTCAAAGGGTAAGGCGCTGCTCGATTGGATGGCTCCAACCTTTAATAAGCTTGAATCGCTCTACCGATTACCAGACGGTCTGCTGAAAAGCGTGGCTATCACTGAGTCTGGAGGTAACCAGCTTGCGATGTCAGGTGCTGGCGCTAAGGGCTTGTTCCAGTTTATGGACGGTACCGCGAAGGATATGGGCCTGCGTGGCAATGATGTCTTTGATCCGGAGAAGTCCGCACAGGCGGCTGCGAAGTATCTCAGCCAGCTGCTTAAGCAGAACGGCGGTGACCTCAATAAAACGTTGGCTTCGTATAACTGGGGCATTGGTAACGTGCAGCGTTATGGCATGGGCCTGATGCCGCAGGAGACGCGCAATTACATTCCGAAGGTAATGAGCAACATGCCCGCGGCTGGTGGGACGCCAATTCAGCAGGAGACGAATATTCACATTCATGGTGTCTCTGACCCTCGCGAAGCTGCAAGACTCACCGTTGATCGCCAGAAAAGCGTGAACTCTCAATTAACGCAACAACTACCGATGGTGCCGGGCTAATGGATATTCTCTCTGCTATTTTTCGGCAGCAATCGCGGCGGATTGGTCTGCTTATACCCAGCGTGGTGGAATCAGAAAAACACTCGGATACGCTCGAAATCACAGAGCATCCGGTTGAAAAACCAGCGACCACCAGTAATTCGGGTTTTATCGCTGATCATGCTTATAAGCGCCCCAGTGAGGTCACGATGGAATGTGGCTTTGCTGGTGGTGGCTCTCTTTTGGATTTTGTGAACACATCCTCTATTGGCCTGAAACTTGGCCTGAGCCCACAGGAGACCTATCAGGAGTTACTGGATCTGCAAGCCTCACGCGTACCGTTCGACGTGGTGACCGGCAAGCGAACCTACAACAACATGCTGGTCCGCGCCATTGAAGTCATGACAGATAAAACCAGCGAGAACGTACTCAAATGCACGTTGACGCTGCGTGAAGTCATCATGACCCAGACGCAGACCGTATCAGTTGCCGATAAGTCCGAAATGCAGGATGGTGTCAGCACCTCTGCGGTACAGAACACGGGTAACAAGTCTTTGACGCCGCCTAATGAGTCATTGCTCAATAAATTAGGCAGCGGCGTTACGTCAGCCTTCGGGGGATAGCATGCAGGCAAATGAAATACCCTTATCTCCGGATAACCAGCAGTTCCGCATTCTGCTTGGCGATACGACTTACATGCTGAGAATTATTTGGCGTGATGCCGCCGGCTGGATCATGGATGTTCAGGACAGCGGAGGAGTTGTGCTATTGACTGGCGTACCGCTACTGACAGGTGCCAATTTACTCGAACAATATCCTCAACTGGGCATCAATGGTGCGCTGGTGGTTGTCACCGATAACGGCGCACCGGATGACCCAACCAAAACCAATCTTGGCACCTCAAGCCATCTCGCGTTTCTACAGGAATAAACATGTCGATTAACTGGATGCGCCATTTTGAACTGCAGCTTTTAGACCAGAACGGCCAGGGTGTTTCTCTGTCCGATTTTAAAGTTACGTTTCATATTCAGTGGGCAGACACGAAGTGGCCGCGCGTGGCCGAGGTGAAAGTTTATAACCTATCGACCGACACCACGAACAAAATACTCGGACAGGAGTTTTCCAAAATCCGGATCATCGCCGGGTATGACGGTATTGCGCCGGACGTTGACGCCGGTCAGGTCGGCATTGCCCGCGATATTAATAGCGAACAAGTGGGGCAGTCGAACGGCCAGAACTTTGGCCTGATATTCGACGGTGACATTCGTTTTACGGTGACCGGGAAGGACAACATCACTGACTCATGGGTGCTCATTCAGGCCATCGGTGACCATGAAGCCTTCCTGTTCGCACGAACCAAGACCACTATCGCCGCTGGTTACACGGTGGCCGACCTGCACCAGGTGACGATGCAGGGTTTCAATGCGTTCGGCGTTACCCAGGGCATCACTGGCGACATGCCGACAACCGTGTTCCCGCGCGGGCGGGTGCTCTATAACGCATCCCGCAACGTGATGGACAATATCGCGAAGCAGTGTAATGCGACGTGGCAGCTGGTGGATGGTCAGGTGCAGATGGTGCCGGAGGATAAGTACATCCATGAGGCGATTGTCCTGAATGCTGACACCGGCCTGATCGGCATGCCTCAGCAGACTATGGGAGCCGGAGTAAACGTGCGCTGCCTCATTAATCCGAATATCCGCATCAACGGGCTCATCCAGCTGGATCAGGCATCGGTGTATAGAACAAAATACAGTGATAGCGATATTGCTCAGTCACCAACCAGAATCGGGACGTCTGAGTATAATGGCAATATTGAAGGTGATGTATTGCCGAGTAAGAGCCAGGCGGCCAGTGTTGCGACCGATGGCGTTTATATCGTCAAATCTATCAGCTATACTGGCGACACAAGAGGTCAGGCGTGGTACATGGATTTGATGTGCTTTGCTCGTGGCGCTCGAGAGATGGTTAATCAGTCTACGCTTCAGAAATGGCAGGTATAAAATGGCTAAGGCCAAACTAATCCTTTGCGGTGTTATTTTCTCATTAATCGGAGTGTCTCCCGCCTTCGCTGATACTCAGTGTGGCCCATACCGCTTAACTGCTGGTAATGACGGGTTTATGCATATTAATGGTGCAAAACCCGAGACGCAGAAAATGACCTTCCTAAAGGCTAAAGAAGACTATCAGAACATGAAAGCGGAATGGACTGTTGCAACCGACCAGCCAGGCCGCTGGGTAGGCCTTGAATACATCAAGCGCGACGGCAAAGCCATCCTCAACGCCCAGTGGCTTCAGGCCAGTATGGACGCGCCGCGTCAGTATGCGACTTATGACTGCGTGAAGGTGAAACAGTGAAAAAATTAGCCCTGTTACTTTCCTTATTTTGTATTTGCACCTATGCATCCGCAAAGACTGTTTCTGATTTTATTAACGAGTATCCCGCATTAGCAAAGGCCCCTATCATTAAAGTTGCGATTCAGCAGGGGGCAATGGGTAATGCAGCCACTGATGCAATGAGTAATGGGGCGACAGAAAATGACATTGTTGAAGCCACTCAACGCTTGCTAGCAGACAATGGCTATGACTATGCCAGAGCTAGTTTGCGAGACCTTGCGGGAAATATCTGCGGGACCCCTGAAATAGCTGATGCATATAGTTTAAGAGATAAAGATTGCCAAATAATCAACGAAGTTGATTCAGAAATAGAGTAATCGAATTCAAATTTCATCAACCCGCTTCGGCGGGTTTTTTTATGGAGTTTTTATGCCAATTCCTACTCAGTCCCAAATCGGCGGTGAGCAGCAAACCGCGCAGGCAATTGCCGACTCCGTATCCAATCAGATCCGTGTAGCGATGCCTGGCATTATTCAGTCGTACAATCCAGCCACTGTGACTTGCACCGTATTGCCAGCCATTAAGGGTAATGATAAAGGGGGCGCTGGAACAGAATCAGTCGACCTGCCTTTGTTGGTTGACGTGCCGATCGTTTTCCCACGTGGCGGAGGCTGCACGTTGACGTTCCCTGTGAAAGAAGGGGATGAGTGCCTGCTTATTTTTGCAGACCGTTGCATTGATTTCTGGTGGCAGAGCGGCGGCGTACAGGAGCCGGTTGATTCGCGCCAGCATGACCTTAGTGACGCGTTCGCTATCGTTGGCCCACAGTCGCAGGCGCAGAAAATAAGCAATGTCAGCGCCAGTACAGCGCAGTTGCGTAGTGATGACGGCAACGCGGTGATAGAGCTAGACCCATCAAGCCACGCAGTCAACGTTAAGACCTCTGGGGATATTGCTGCGCAGGCTTCGGGCAATGTTGCGATTACCGCACCTACAATCACGCTTAATGGCAACGTAACCATTAACGGCAACCTGTCTCAAGGGATGGGTACTGGCGGCGGTACTGCAACGATGCTGGGGCCAATCACAGTAACTAATGATGTGACCGCTGGTGGCAAGAGTGTCCAGAATCACGTTCACGGTGGCGTACAGACTGGCAGCGGCCAAACGGGGAAACCGGCATGAGATATCGACGCGAAGACGCAGAAGGCGATTATACGTTCGGTAGCGGTGATGATACCTGGCTGATTAACAGCCCAGATGCAGTTGCTCAGGCCGTCAAAACACGCTTCGAACTCTGGCGAGGGCAATGGTTTCTCAATAAGACAGACGGTACGCCATACGTTCAATCGGTACTCGGGAAACAGCGTTCTGACGTTTATATCCTCGCCATCCGTGACCGCATTCAGACAACGCCGGGTGTGAGCAAAATCCTTTCCTTCAACACGAACAACGACGGCACCACGCGCCGCGTAACCTTCACCGCCACTATCGATACCATCTACGGCGAGACGACCGTCACAAGCGAGGCATAAATGGCTTTGAACCTCGATACACTGGGGCTATCGGCAACGGTAACCGCCCAGGGGATCAGTGCGCCTGATTATCAGACGATACTGAGCACACTCACCAGCTATTTCCTCCAGATTTACGGCAGTGATGCCTACCTCGATCCAGACAGTAAAGACGGTCAGATGGTAGCGCTGGTGGCGCTGGCCATACACGATGCCAACAATACGGCGATCCAAGTCTATAACGCATTCTCTCCGGCAACCGGACAGGCATCGGCCCTGAGCAGTAATGTCAAAATTAACGGCATTACGCGCAAGGTGGCGACCCGGTCAACGGTTGATGTGCTATTGAAAGGCGTGACTGGTACGACCATCACGAACGGCTCAGCGCGCGATAAGAACAACATTATTTGGAACTTCCCACCATCGGTATCCATCGGGATTGATGAGACCGTTTTGGTTACAGCCACCTGCGCCAATAGTGGCGCTGTTGCTGCTCTGGCCGGGACGGTGACCACGATTAACACACCGACGCGCGGCTGGACGTCAGTAACCAACCCGGCGGCTGCAACCGTAGGCGCACCGGCAGAAACTGATGCAGAGCTGCGTATTAGGCAAAGCCAGAGCGTGGCGCTGCCATCAATCACACCGTTTGAAGGTGTGGACGGTGCTATTGCTAATGTGGGTGGCGTCACGCGTCACAAGCTCTATGAAAATGACACCGGCGTGACCGACAACAACGGGCTGCCGCCACACTCTATTTCCGCCATTGTGGACGGCGGCGACGTTACAGAGATTGCCCAGACGATCAGAGGGAATAAGGGGCAGGGAGTTAGCACCTTCGGGACGACTTCCATCACCGTTCCCGATTCGTACGGTAATCCGCACGTTATTAAGTTTTCCCGCTCTACCAATGTGCCGATCTATGTGGCTATCACCATTAAGGCCTTCACTGGTTACACCTCCCAGATTGGTGAGCAGATGAAGCAGGCTATAGCTGACTACATCAACACTCTGTCCATTGGCGACAGCGTGCTGCTAAGTCGCATTTATTCACCGGCTAACTTGGGCGTTGTGAGCGGGGGGAATGCTCGCTTTTACGATATTACTGACCTGCTGATAGGTAAAGCTTCCGGCACGGTAGCTGCAGCAAATGTGACCATTGCGTACAGCGAATCAGCTTCCTGTGATGTCGCGAATATCAGCGTCGCGGTGAGCTCATGAGTAAATACACCGAACTCATCACAAACTATCACGTCACGAAGCCTCTTTACTTCGACCATATCGACCTGAGTACCCGCCCCTTCACCGATGTGTCCGGCACCATGTCCGGGCTGGTGACTGCGTTTGATATCGATACCGCCGTAGGCGTGCAGCTCGATACTTTGGGGCTGTGGATTGGACGAACCCGTTATGTGAGTCAGCCTATTTCCGGCGTTTACTTTTGCTTTGATACTGACGGGCTGGGATATGACCAGGGTGTCTGGCAGGGGCCATATGACCCTGATTCTGGGTATACCACGCTGAGCGATGAAACCTACCGAATAATTTTGAAGGCGAAAATCGCAATCAACAATTGGGACGGACGAAACGACTCGTTACCACCCATCCTTGACGCTGCCACTGCAGGCTCTGGCCTGAAGATGCAGATCGTCGACAATCAGGACATGACGATATCAGTGTGGGTATTCCCAGAGACTGACATATCAGACGTGTCTCTTGAACTGATCGCAGCAATCAAACAGGGATATCTGACGGTTAAAGCCGCTGGCGTGTGGGCTGGCGATGTAGAAACGCCTTCGGTGGAAACGCCATCGGTAGGCAACAAATTTTTTGGATTCGATTTAACTAACGAATATATCGCCGGATTTGATGATGGCGCTTGGGAGATGAAACTCTGATGGCTACAAATAATTTTAAACCCTTTGCGACCGCTGCTAACGCTAACGTAGTCAGCCAGGCTGACTGGGAGGCCCTTCCAGCCTTACCTTCTGGCTTCACTGCGGGCAAAGCAGCGAGTGCGCAAATAAACAAAGCAATTCGACAGGCAAGCTTCATTGCTGCGGCATTGGCTCAATACACCGCCAATAAAAGCGGCTCGGATGTGCTGGACGATGGAGATGTCGCTGGGTTCATCACGAAAATGCAAACGGCGCTTGGCAAAGATTTTCAGGGGCTTGATGCAACTCTCACAGCGTTGGCTGGCTTAGCAACTGGAGCCAATAAACTTCCGTACTTCACAGGAACAGACGCGGCCGCGCAGACAGATTTAACGCAGGTAGGCCGAGACATTATCGGTAAATCAGCGGTATCTGACATTCTTACGTATCTTGGTCTTGGAAGTGCGGCTAAAAAAGATGTTGGTACCGGCGCAGGTCAAATACCTGACATGTCCAGCTGGAACCAGATTAACAACGTAAACGGCTATGAAAAACATCCCACAGGGATTATCACCCAGTGGGGTACGGTCACCACGTCCTCAGCAGCTACGGTAAGCGTTACTTTTCCAGTACCATTCCCTAATGCCTGCTTTTCCATTGTAGGCATTGAAGGAAATAACCTTACCAGTGCTGCTATATATACGTTGGGGAATATGACATCAACAGGTTTTGGTGCGCGGGGCTGGAACGTATCAGGCGCAGCCATCAACGGTCTTATGCGCTGGTTCGCGGTGGGGGTTTAAATGAATTATTTATACAGCGGTTCCGTCAATGCTTTTTTCCCGTATTCCATGCAGTCTGATTACGAAGCGTCTGGAACGTGGCCTGCAAGCGGCGTTGATGTAGAAGAGGATGTCTTCTCAGAGTTTACCGCCCCCGCGCCAGCAGGCAGGCAAAGGGGCGCTGACGACAAAGGTTATCCTGTTTGGCTGGACATTCCGCCTCTGACGCAGGAGCAGGTGACAGAACAAGCCGAGATTGAAAAGCAATCAAAAATAGATAACGCCAATGCCTACATGAATAGCAAGCAATGGCCAGGCAAGGCAGCCATTGGCCGCTTAAAAGGTGATGAGCTGGCTCAGTATAATTTGTGGTTAGATTATCTTGATGCACTGGAAGCTGTAGATGTCACAACAGCACCTGATATTGATTGGCCTATACCTCCAGTCTCTCTGGACAGTTGATTATTTTCTTTTCTTGTAGATCAGCCATCTAAGATTTTCTCCTCAGTCTGCACTTCCCAACACAAAAGCCTCATGATTATACTGTATGCATAACCAGTACTTGTGAGGTGGCATATGCCGAGATATTCAGACATCAAAGGTGCTTTCGTTAGCAGCATCACGCGGGACCCAAAGATGGGGCAGATAGTGACTACGCAACGCTTTGTTGAAGAACTGGCGAAGGTTAATCATCACTGGACGCTAACAGAGGCAAACGAGTGGATAGAGCACTATCAGGCCTTCTTCCGTGATTTCACTGAGCATGAGGGGGAGGACAAGCGCTACTTCCTCAAGAACATGGGGTACGTTCAATAATGGGCTTTCCATCTCCTGCCTCTGACTACGTTGAGTCACGTTTAGACTTGAACTCAATCTGCCAATGCACAGATCCGTCTGTTCGGATGATCATCGCTGAGCGCTCTCACGGCAAGCATATCGTAGCCGGAACCTGCTTGCTTGTGAGCAGCGCTATCAAACCGGCCGAAGGTAATCTTCTCGTTGCCCAGATAAACGGCGAGATAGACGTGTGGCGGCTTGAGACGATAATGCGGCATGGCCTGGCATCGCTTATTGACGATACATTTATTCCGTTCGGGGATTCGTTTACAGATGATGAGATTGTTATCGAGGGTGTGGTGACATTCATCATTTACGACGCGAAGAATGACGTGTTCGATGATGGTCCGTGCATGTGA